CATTGCTTTGGCTGTAGGTGCAACTGCAGTACCAAATGCAGTGTTTAAATCTCCATTATCTGCTAGTGCTACTCCTTGTAAAGCCCATGATGTAGTTCCTGTGTCTGTTGAAGCAGCTGTAAAAAATGCTTGAAAAGTTACTGTACCCTCATTCCATGATTTAGGAAAAGCAACAGCAAATTGTGCAAATTCATCTGAGTCTTTATCAAAATCTAAAGTTTTAAGTTCTGGTCCATTACTAAGTTCTGTTTGTGCTAGTGCTGCACAACCGGATGTAGTGTTTGGATACATGGCAACAGCAGGAACCCACATAGTTTCTTTTCCTGCAATTTTAATTGCACCAGTAGCATCTGCTGCGTCTACTGCTTTAGCAATTCCAGTTCCGTTAGGAGCGATAGTTATATCTCCATTAGCTGCATCTGTAATTGTAATTGTTCCTGAGTTTGTTCCAGAATTAGTATCTAATATTAAATCGTGTGCTCCACTGGATGTTATTGTAGCATTCGCTGACCCTGTTCCAAAAACAGTTTCACCAGTACCTTTTGGTTTAATAGCTATATCAATATTTGAATCACTACTTCCTGTTGCAGCAATTGATGGGGCGCTTCCGTTAGCTGCGTTCGCTATTGTAAATTCATTGGTAGCTGAACTTGTAGCTGTTAATTGAAATAATTCAGCACCATTAGTATCTAAAATAGATGTTCCTATTTTAGGTGAAGTTAAAGTTTTGTTTGTTAAAGTTTCTGTTCCAGTAAGTGTTACATTACCCATTCCAATATCAATAATGTCTGGGTTTGTGCCATCGTTTGCAGAAGCAAATAAAATTACAGTTCCTTTATCTGCAGCAGCAAAAGTAAATGTATCTCCAGATCCGGAAGCATATTTAAACTGTACTGTGTGTGATCCGGAAGTTGAATTTTTTATAAAATAAAATGTTTGAACATCTAAAGGTATAGTTACAATTTGGTTTCCAGAAATAGTTCCTGTAAACTCAATCATTCTATGAGAAAGAGTTGCACCAGTTGATCCATCTGAAACTGAAAGAGCTGTAGTTTGTGCTCCTCCTGCTATTGATTGTTGTGTAAATCCACCTGATATTTGTTCTAAAATTTGTAAGTTTGTATTAGTTTTAGTTCCCCATGTTCCGGCGTTTTCACCAGTTGCTTGAAGTTCTACTCCTAGTCCTGTGTATGTTGATGCCATTTTTTATCTCCTATGCAACGTCACTATATGTTGTATTTGAACCTGTGTCAACATCTTGATATGATTGAATTCCGAACCCTGAAGCAGTACCAAATGCTGCTACAGAAGCGGTTGCAGAAACGCCTGTTAATCCCATTACATCAGCAGGTGATAATGTTCCTACATTAAATGTTGCAGATACACCAGTTAATCCAATAGCCATATCAGCTACTGTTAAGGATCCAACTGAAGAAGTTGAAGATACTCCAGTTACATCAATAAGTTCTATTGGTTCTATTAAAACAGAACCAACACTACCTGTTGCAGAAACGCCTGTAAGTCCCATTACGTCTGCAGGTGATAAAGCACCAACAGCTGGTGTTGCTGCTTGACCTGATAAACCAACTGCCATATCAGCAACTGTTAAAGATCCAACATTTGCAGTTGCAGAAACACCTGTTAGTGTTCCAGTAAAATCTATTATTGGTGTAATAGATCCAACATTTGCTGTAGATGAAACACCTGTTAATCCCATTACGTCTGCAGGATTTAAAGTAAACATGCCCCAGCCTTGTCCTTGGCCCCACGTTGCACCGTTCCAACCTGATGCACCTACATTAGATTGAATTGCATCAGGACCGGTTACTTCTACAACTAATCCAGATTCACCATAATTTTCAACTCCCCATCCATCTTGTCCCCAACCAACGGCTATCTGTGCTGAAACTGTAACTGTTCCAAGAGAAAAAGTAGCTGAAACTCCAGATGGTTTTACAACAGGATCAAAACTTTCACCCCAAGGTTCTTCACCCCATACATCTCTACCCCAACCTTGTTGAGCAAAAGCACTTAATGCACCAACAGAAAAAGTTGCAGATAAACCGGTTAATGCAACTAATTCATCAGTTGCTTGTCCCCAAGAACCGCCAGTGTTCCAAGCGTCTGCACCCCAACCACTTGTTATAGCATCAGTTGTACCCCAACGGCCAGTGTCCCAGGTTGTGCCTGATTGGTTCCAAGTATTGGCCATAAGGATTTCCTCCTTATGCTAATCGTATGATTGCGTTCGTTGCGTCCGCTGTTGGGAATTGAATTGTGAAAGTTCCGCTAGACACAGTTTTATCTGAGCCAAAAGCAACGACAACACATGCAGGATCACCTGATGCAGAGTCGTTGTATATTAATGCACCATTTGCTGTAAAAGATGCATCTGTGTAACTTACGTCAGAAAAATCACAAACTGCTGTCGTGCTTGATGCAGCAGGAGTTACACTTGTAAGTGTTGCTCCACCTGACGTGTAAGCAGTTCCAGATGAATTTGTAATTTCATTTGAACTTGAAAATGCTGTTGTTGAAGCTCCTAAAGTTGCTGAACTTGTATATAAAGCTATTTTGAAAGTGTTACCAGTTGTAGCTGTGAAATTGTGAACTCCTTTTAAAAGTTCTACTTTAAAACTTGTGCAAACTGCAGATGTTATTGCCATAATTTTTCTCCTACGGGTTTGCTGATTTTACTGGTATACGAACAGCGCCATCAGTATAGTCATCTCTTCGTCTTCTACCAACTTGCTCATTAGCAAACTTTTGTACCTCTTGTTTATACTTATTTTCATATAGTGTCAACATATCAATTGGACCTTTTAAAAACCCATATACTTCTGATAGACAACAATATAATAGGCCATTTGGAAAGTTAAGACTAATGTAATTTGTATCATTATTCTCTAATAATGCAGGAGCTGCATTATAATGCACTCTAAATTTGTATGTTGTATCAGGCACAGGAGCAAACATCATTCTACCAGACGTAGTGTCTGATTCACCTGTTCCACCACCAAACATAGCATAATACTTAGGCTGACCTCTTTTTGCAGATTCTGTTGATGATATATATTCTTGTAGATATGTTACATCTTTCTTTTCTAACCAAACATTTGCACCAGTTATTGCTGATGTTGAATCATAAACTTGTATGCCTCTTATAAATACTGCACCAGCTGGTGCGTTAATAGTTTCTTGTCCAGTGATTAAATTACCACTTTGTTGTTTTCTATCAGCATCTATAGGCACGTCTCTAAATATTCTATACTGTGCATTAAGAATTATATTTTCTAAAACAGCATCTGTTAATACGTTAGAATCTGTTTCTGTATAACTTTTAATTTGTGTTTTTAATCCTGATGCACTTAATCCAGCCATTATGCAACCACCTCCTGACAAAGAGGACAACTTTTTCTAAATCTTAGGTGACTAGGACAATGCTCTAATTTAATTATAGGTTTTGGCACATGTAATATTAATTCTTCATGTGGATCTGTCTCATTACATTTACAAGATTTAATATTGAATATTTTACAAATAAAATTTTTAATTTTTTTAATCATGCTTCTATAGTTACGGGTCCGACTGAACAACCATACCCTCCTCCTTTTACTCCTCCAAGTGTAGCAGTATTGGTGTCAACTGTAAAATGAAAATAATTTGTTGTTGTATAATCTGTAGAAACAACCGCATCATCTTTATATAATCCTATTGTTATTGAATATCCTGCAGCTTTTGCAATATTTGATCCTAGTATGCCATCAAAATCCTGTGGGTTTGAATATTTAAAAACATTTCCACCTGCAGATGTGGTTGGCGCTCCTCTAAATCTATAAGTTGTGCTGCTAGTTAATCCATGACCTGGAGAAAAAACATTTATAATTCTAGATCCTGCTTCATATGTTTCAAATCCATTTTCGGGTATTCTTACTGTAACAGATGGTTCTGTTCTATCAGGTCTAACATTACGTAAAGATATTGAATCACCATTCATGGGTTTTGGTTCTAACTGTGGTTGTTTTGGTTCAAATTCTGAAACATGCACAAATGAACCATTCCATTCTCTAACCATTTCATTATATGGAAATTCCATACCAGATCTATCTGATATTGCTTTTGCGTATTTACCTGTTGCGTATTTTGCCATTAAGTTCCCGGGTAATAAGCTTTAGGTGTAATATATGTACTAGAAGCTGACCCATCCTCCGCAAGTGCTCTTGCAAATTCATCTTCATAAACAAGTTTCATAGATTGAATTAAAGCAGGTTGATATTTCATTGATAAATAATATGCTAAACCTGAAACCATACAAGGCACAAATCTAAATGGAACATCTGATGCATTTGTATAATCTCCTGCATCTTGAATTCTTTTAATAAAATAAAAATGCATATCTTTAGATGCATTTGTAGAATCTGGTGTTGGGTAAATATGTATTCTAACTTTATCTATAAATCTCTCTACCCAATATTGATTAGGTGTGCCTTTAGATAGTTTATTAGAAAAACCCGCATAAGTAGATCTATCTACTTTAGTCATTGGTGAATCTGATTGAGTTGTTTGAGTTCTATTGGATCTTAATTGTGCCTCAAGAACATCGGACATTCCATAAATACCATTTGTTGGAGTTGTTGTTGCAGAGGTTCCATCGGAACTTGCTCTAAAAAAATCGTAATCAGATTGACCTTCAATTAAATCAATATTAGTTTCATCTATTTCCCAATAGTGAATACCTCTATTACCCCATTCTTGAAGTAATATATTTAGTGTTCTTCTAGCGTTTTTTAATTGATAACCTGCAACATTTTGTTGACCAATACGTTCAAAAGCCTCTTCTACTATTTCATCAATAGCAAAATTTTTATCAAATATTGTTGTTCCCGAAGTGGTATTAGCCATTTAAACTCCTAAGCGTCTAGGTATACTGTCAAACCTGTTATATCACCTTGATCCATTGGAAGATATGCACCTGCAGTAAATAAAACTCCATCATCAGGAATATATGGATCTAAGTCCCCTGCATCTGCAGTTAAAGGCATAATTGTAGACCCTGTGCTTGAAGTAGTTTTAAATAAAAATGTATCTGCGCTTGCAATAACTCCATGCATTCCTCTAACTC